CATTGCGGTGTTTCCCGGTGGCGTCGGTACCGCGGAAGAAATTCTCTACCTGCTCGGCATCCTGCTGCACCCGGACAACGCCGGTACGCCGTTTCCGCTGATCTTCACCGGGCCGCGCGAATCGGCCGCCTACTTCGAGCAGATCGATCGCTTCCTGCGCCTGAGCCTGGGCGACGAGGTGGCGCAGCATTACCAGATCATCGTGGATGACCCGGCGGCGGTGGCGCGGGCGATGATCAAGGGCATCGACAAGGTGCGCCACAACCGGCTGGACACCAAGGACGCCTTCTTCTTCAACTGGGCGCTGCAGGTTCCGCTGGAGTTCCAGTTGCCGTTCCGTCCCACCCACGAGGCGATGCGCGCGCTGCAGATCCACCGCGATCGGCCGCGGCATGAGCTGGCGGCGGATCTGCGCCGGGCCTTTTCCGGCATTGTCGCCGGCAACGTGAAGGAGGAAGGTGTACAGGCGATCGAGCGGCATGGCCCGTTCGATATCGACGGCGATGCGGACATCATGCGCGCGCTGGACAAGCTGTTGCAGGCGTTTGTCCAGCAACACCGCATGAAGCTGCCCGGCGGCGCGGCGTACGTGCCGTGCTACCGGGTGCTGACCGCCTGAGGATGCGCGAAAACCTGTCCGCGATGGCTTGACAGCCCGCAGCGCTATCGACAAACTACGCAGCTCACGCCCGAATAGCTCAGCTGGTTAGAGCACTTGACTGTTAATCAGGGGGTCGCTGGTTCGAGTCCAGCTTCGGGCGCCACTTTCGGCGCATTGCGTGTAAATCCCCGTGTAAATCAATCGCGCTTTCCGGCTGGTTTCACGGTCGGAATCTCGTGGTCGTACAGCGCCGTCATCGCGTCCGTCTTGTGTCCGCTGGCCTGTTTTTTGTCGGCGCGCGTGCCCGGCGTATCGGTGACGCCGCGATGCTTCAACCCATGCAATCCGAAGCGTGCATCCTCGCCGATCACGCCAGCCTCGATCGCTACCGCCATCGACCGGCGCCACGCACTGTTGAGCGCCGACTTGCTCAGGGCGCTACCATCCTCGGCCACTACCAGCGGACGCAGCGCCTGGGCGCGCAGTGCGGGCTTCTTGAGCCAGATGCGGGCGCGGCGAGACACCAGCCAGCCCCATGCTTCCGTCAGCTCCGGGCACCACGTCGTCAGGTTGCCATCGCTACCCTTGACGCGCTCCACGATGATGCCGGCGTCCGTCCTGTTCGCATCAGTCAGGTTGCGTACCTCGATGCTGCGCATGCGACAGCGGTAGGCAATCTCTGCCACCGCCCATATGTAGGGCGGCACCGATCCTTTGCGGCGACTGGGGAGCGCGCCGCGCGCCCGCAGCAACGCAATGACATCACGCGCGGTATCGGCCTCGGGCATCCGGTGCGCCTTGCGTTCCTTGGCCTGCCTGATGCCTTGCGCGACGTTGACGTCCGCATAGCCATTCAACACCCCCCACTGGTACGCCACTGACAGATACCGCTTGACGTGGTTCGCCTTGCTCGGGGTCTTGATGGCGATATCATTCACCAGGCGCTGAATCAGCGGCGCCTTGATGCTGGCGCGACGCAGATAGGCGAAGGCCACACCCAACTGCGTCATGTGGCGCTGCAAGACGTCGCGGCAATACCGGTAGTCGATTTGCGTGTTCGCGCCTATCTCCGTCCGGAACTGGCCCGATTCCTCGAACTTGCCCAGCATGTAATCGAGCGTCGAACTGTCTGCGCCCTGCGCCAGCTCCATTGCCTTGTGCAAATCGGACAGCAGAGCCTTGTCGTCGGCGATCGGCTTGCTACGCTTGCCGGCGCGCAGTGTGTACCAGTACCGATCACGCCGATTCCAATAGCAGCCCGTCGGCAGCTTGCGTTGATCGATGTGGCTAGGGATGGATGGGTCGTGTTTGCGCTGCCGCGGCATCACAGCACCTTGTCGGGGTCATAGGCTTCGTCGTTTGCCGATCCTACGCCAAGCGCGGCGTTCAGGGCGTCACGTGTCGTCCATGGACCATCCTTCCCATCCTTGACGCGAATGCCCTGTTCGCTTGCCCACCTGCGCACGGCGGAGCGATTATGCTTGCCGGATAGCTGGCGCAGCGTCTCCGCATCCACTATATGCGGATTCTGGATCATGCCGCTACCGCCTCCGCGTAGGCTTGCTGGATTCGCTGAAACTCCACCACCCACACCCACGGGTCGGCGTGCCATGCGCCTTCGCCGTTGATTTGGTCCCAAAGCTGTCGGAATGTGCGGCGCCAGCCTGTCTCATCGCTCGGCCAGTCGCGAGCATTGCCATCTATGGACGGTCGAACGCCTTCGGCTTCACACCCTGCGTCTGTGATTCCATGCAGCCGCTCGACGCGCACGTCGGTTACTTCCAGCGTGATGCGACTGGCCCACCGATACATATGGATGGAGGGGCGCCACTTCGGCAGCAGCTGCTCGCGCAGTTCCTTGTCCGAATAGTCGGCGCGCCAGAACACGGGCTCGTCGTCGCAAAGGTGCGGATAGAGTTGGCCCCAAGTCTCCCGCACCCACAGCCGATCGCCGGGCTGGCCGTAGGGACACAGTTCGGGGCATGCCGACAAGGAAGCCGGCGCGCCATCGTCAAGGAACTCATAGCCCCATGAATCGGGGTCGTTGTGCCGGCCGGAATAATGCAGCGCCGGCTCGGCCTCTGCCAGATTGACGATCGGATACTTGCGGTATGGCTTCAACACTCGCCGCGTCACCGTCTTGCGGCCTTCGAGGATCGCGCGAACCATCGGCGCGGAGAACAGGATGGGACGCTCTTTCATGCCGCGATCCTCTCCGGCATGGCCCAGCGTCCGGGCCCAACGCGCACAGCGATGCGCTGCAAGGTCTGCCGGATCTTGGCTTGCCAGAAGTTGTTGGTGGTGGGGCGGGCGCCTTCCACTTCGTTGTAGATGGCGGCGAGGTCGGCAACGCCGCCGAGAGTTTCCAGCGCCGCCATGGTCACGGCGGCCCACACTGAGCGTTCGCCCTGGGCCAGCAAAGCGCGGTAGCGTCGGCGGAGATGGGTGACGGCGTAGGTCTCGCCGTACAGGGCGAAGCCGAACAACTTGCCGTTGCGTTCCTTGACGAACGTCGCGAAGCACAGCGGCAGGCTGAGGCGGTGGAACAGGTTGCGCGGCAGCATGTCCTGCCGGATCGACCAGCGTTGCTGCAGCGTGGCTCGCGGCGACCAGGTGCCGTCGATGATCTGCTGCTGGATCTGCAGCAGGCCGTCGATCCATCGGCTGTCGAAGCTGAGTTGGTCGAGACTGGGGACCTTGCCACGGCGCGCCTGGCGCCGTGCACGGTCAAGCGCATGTAGCGTGACATCCTGACACTCACCGGACACGAGCGAACGCACCGGCCGGCAGAACGCCTTGTTGTTCCGGTCGTTGTTGTTCACGTTGCCGTTGTTGAAATTGACGATAAAGACGCGGCCCGGAGACCACGCGTCCCCGCTCTCTTGCGACCCTGCCGCGCATCCATCCGGGTAGCGTGACGTCGTCATGGATTGGCCTCACGTTGCGAGGCGGAGCGGGTACTCAGTGTCTTGGCACACTGACGGGAGGTAACAGTCCCGCCATTCTGGCCGTTGGGGTGTTGCAAGCTGCGTTTCCAGCCACCCACCATGCGTCCCAGTTCTACCTTCAGCAGCGCAATGGTGCCGAGATGGTTGGCACTGATCTGGCCCAAGTCCTTGGCGGTTTGAAGAGCTTCGCCGAGATCATCGAGCACCCACGACAGATCACTCACCCACTTGGGTGCATTGGCCGTATCGCGCCAGGCACGATTGATGAGAGAGATGAGTCTGTCAGCATGACTACAGATCGTCCGACCCAACTCATAGCGATGAGATCGCGTGAAGCGACTCACCGTCCGATGCACTTCGGCACGGAACGATCGGGCTTTCTTCATGATGGGAGGGATGGCTGGATTCATGGCTGGATCAAGAGCACCAAAAGAGCCCTATCACTGCTGACTGGCGGGCAACGGGCGGCACACGGCCAGAGCCCGGCTGCTGCAGCCGCGGACGTACCTGTCGATGTAGCCCGCGCCGAAGCCGACGCTCCACGCGCAGCCGGCAGGCGACGACGCACTGACGGGCTTGAGCCAGTACCATTCCGATTTGATGCCGGGATGTTTCGCGGTATCGACCGCAGGATTGAACTTGCTGTAGTCGACCAGCAGGATGGCATCGCGAGGTTCGGCAAGATTCCATGGCGTATGCCCGTGAACCTGTTCAAGCTTCGCTACGGCACCCGGAGCATCATGGTGCGTCACCTTATCGGTGAAGGTGTAGAGCAAGTCCGTACCGGCGATGCGGTGCACGCCGTCTGGCAGTTTCTTGCCGGCGATCACGTCGAGCTTGTCGGAGAGCGCCTTGGCGATGGTGTCCATCGCAGTGTCGGGGTTGTCGATGGTGACGCTGAGATGGATCGTTTGCGGAGCAGTCATGTGAAACTCCAAGGGTGAAGGGATGCTGGTTACGGTTCCAGCGCTGATGTGATCCGTTGATGTTCCGGAAGACCCGGCAGTCATCGCAGGGCAGAGCAGCCGTCTCGCTCGCCGGTTGTGGGTTACGGGGTGAAGCTACCCAAATACAACCTCGCGTCGCTGCCGATGCCGTCCTGCAGCTTCCGCTTGAACTCCTGTGCGATAGCCTCCTGTGCCGATTCCAGCGCGATGGCGCGAAGCACCAGCTGCGGCTTGTCGCCGCCGGTCAGGATCGAGAGGCGCAGGGTGAAGGAGCGGATAGCCAGGCCGGCATACGGCGTGGCCGTGAAGCCGAAGCCATAGGGCAGGCCGTCGTCGGCAGATGCTTCGATTTCTTCCAGCGACGACTTGCGGGCGCCGAAATCCTTTTCGGTATGCGTGGCCTCAGCTGTCGCCTTGATCGTCAGTTTGCGGACTGCGGCAAGGGCTTTGGACACATTGATCTGAGCGCCGTCCGCGGCGATGGCGGTGATGTTGCCGCTCCAGTCTTCGGCGAAGTCGATCATGTCGCGCTGGCTCAGGCGATTACCGAGTACCTTCAGCATGGCGGCGTATTCGGCGGTCGGCTTCAGCTTGAGCATGGCCGTCCAGTCGCCGTGCCCAGGCGCCTCGGTTTCGCCGAGGTTGAAGAACACTTTCGCGGCGATGTTTTCGGCATCGACGAATCCATGGCCGCCCGGATGGTCTTTCGTGTATGTGACGAAATCATCCAGTGAATCGGTCGTCAGTTTGCCGCGGAAGCGGGAGCGACCTTCGCCAAGGTGTTCGGTCGACTTGATGTCGCTGCCGATGATGATGGCCGGTGTATGGGTGTTGAGACGGTTCGAGGCTGCCGCCTGGATGGCGGTATCCTGAATCAGTTGGATGGCGCTGGAATCCATGGTCTGTTCCTGTGTTGTGGGTGAGAGATACAGCCGCGCTGAATGCGGGAAACTCAGTGCGTCCCGTCGACCGTGCTACGCGGCGGTTCGGCGGAACGATCCTTGTTGAACATGTCGACTTGCTCGCCCGGGTACAGGGAGAGCTTGCCGCCGCGGCCGACGTGCAGCGGGGTATCGCCAGCCGACTCTTCGGTGATCCGGCCGCGCATCATCGGCACGACGGACTTGAGCGAGTGAGTCAGCGCGACCTGGCTGGAATCTCCGATCTGCCTGATCTGCAGCTTGATGATCAGCTCGCCCTTCTTGCCGTGGGTAACCACGTTCGCGGCCACGTCGCTGATCGCAGCGTTGAGCTGCTGTTCGAACACGCCGGCATTGAGATCGGTCAGAAGCTCGGCGATGTTGGTGCGGTTCGTTTGGATGCTCTTGTTCACAGGTGCTCTCCTAGATTGAGTGGTGCGCTTATCGGCGCCAAAGCGGATCAGGGCTGGGAATATCAATCCCAAACTGCGCCGCCTGGCGCTGAATGAAGTCGTAGAACGCGGACATGGTTATGGTGTCGATCACGTCACGTTCGCCGCGATCGTTGGTGGTGGTGGTGCGCCGCGGGCGCGGTTTGCCGAGCGGTCCATCGACCCATCCGAAGAAGTCGCCGCAGAAGTCGCGATGCAGTTGCTTCTTCTCGGCATCGCCCTGCAGGCCTGTTGCTTCCATGATCCGGTCGTAGGCCAGGCCGAACATGGCGGCGTTCTGATCCTGCGTGCGTTCCTTGCGGTCTTCCCGCACCTCGATGCGCCATGACTTGGCGACTGGCAAACGATCGATGAAGGCATGCAGGTTGGCGCGCACCGCGTCGCGGTTGGGGTGACCTTTGCGCAGGACATGGATCTGTGCCATGAATCAGCCCGCCTTCCGCTGATCGCTCAGGATGTCCATCCATTCCTTCACCCGCGACTCAAGGACGGCCACGCGTGAGGCCATCTGATCTTTCTCGCTGTCAGTGACTTCGCACGGGATGATGATCAAGCCGGCCTTGGGGTGATCGCATAGGAAATCCATCGACTCCAGCTCGCCGACCCACATGCCCCATTTGGTCTGCCACAGGTATTCGGATGGAATCTTCCCGGTCCGCTTCACTTCCATGTAGGCCTTGTGAAGCGGATTCTTGGCTTCGATACCATGCTTGCGACCGTGAAGGCCATCAGGTGACCAGCCGACATGCGGGATCGTCGCGTGTTCCACGAATCCGCATTCGTCAATGACGCGGTCAGTCGTGAAGGCATAGCTCTCGCGGGTATCAGGCTCAAGGTTATTCCCGCGCTCCATGGCCGCTGACTTGAAGCTGCTGTGCTCCACAGGGCCATAGACGCGACCCCACGCGATATCCATGATCAGGTCATCAAGCCCTTTCGTGGTCAGCCCACCCATGATCGTGCTAGCGCGCGATGCGCTCCACTTGCCAGCGCGAATTGCATGCCAAGCATCCGTTCCCTGCTCGATGTCAAAATGGAATACGGGGCCGATCATTGCGCCGCACTCTTCAATTCATTGAACTTCGCGTTGAACGCGGCAAGCACATGTTTCGGGACGCGCTTCACGTCGCCATATGCCTTGATCACTTCAGCTTTTTTCGCCTTGTAATCATCAATGGTGGTTAGCGATTCCGCAGTCGACTGCCAATCCATCGCCAGCCTTTCAGCGACCGGGTCGATTTCGGGATCGCGTTCTCCGCCCCGGCCGTCGTCGTCCATACCTTTGGTCGACATGCCGGTAATCGCCAGCAGGGTGTAACGCTGCAAATAGGTTGTAGTCGATGCGATCGACTGGATCGCGTTCTTCTTTCCCGATGCATCCGGTGCGCCGCTCATGGTGACGGTTTCTGAGTGGCCGAGAACGTGCGTCAGAATGCAGTCGACCTTGATCGCGCCAGCCTCCTGGTGAATGTTCCAGCGATAGGAAAGGCTGTGTTTTGCCAGCGCCGCGCCGATAGCATCGGTGATGTCAGAAAGCTCCGCATGCTTGTATTTCACGTCAAGGAAGGCAACTTCCTTCCGCTTGAAAATCTCGACCGGCTCAGCCTTGAACCCGGTCATGGCAACCGTGAATGCCTTACGCGCTTCGTTGGCTTCCCAACGGTCCTGCAGGTCCATCATGTGATTCAGTTGCTCGACGTTGCCGCCTGCCTGCATGAAGGCAAGGGCGCTACCAAGCGGACTTGTTGCCGGCGCCGATACCTGCAATCCCTTCGGCTCATGTTCGATGACTCGTGCAGTGGTTTCCATGCCAATCTCCAATCAGTAAGCGATGCTGGTGTGCGCGACCTTTCCGGAAGCGATCGCGATCACTAGAAGTTTTGCTGTGTCCTGGCTGCAGCCGGCTTTCACCAGGTCAGCCAAAACGGCGTTGTTGATAGCAGCGCAATGACGCTTGTTCGCGGCGCGCTTTTCGTCTTCGGCCTTGATGCGTGCGGCCTCGGCAGCGCGCTGGGCTTCGATGCGGGATGCTTCCTGCTTCGCTCGCTCTTCGGCCTGGCGCACGGCCTCAACCTGATCGTGTTCGGCCTTCTCGCGCGCTGCTGCGGCGTCACGCTCCGCTTTTTCAGCAGCACGTCGCGCCGATTCTTTGGCTTCCTCGGCTTCGCGTGCAGCTTTGGCTATAGCCTCTGCAGCATCACGCTCGGCCTTGGTTGCAGCATCCTTGCGAATGGCTTCCTCACGTTCGGCGCGTTCGCGCTCCGCCTTCTCAGCAGCCAGCTTGTCGGCAGATTCCTTCTCCTTCGCAGCGACAGCGGCTTCACGAGCGGCGATATCCGCCTCGCGCTGTGCAAGGGCTGCACGCTCAGCCTCGGCAGCAGCTACGCGTTCGGCCTCAGCCTTCGCAGCGGCCTCCTGCTCAATGCGCGCTTGTTCGGCCTCCCAATCGTCCAGCGGCTTGCGCACTTCGTCGCGCAGCGCATCCAGATAGTCGCGGGCCTTCTTGCGAGCGGCGTCCACAACCTTGACCTGGTTTTTGGCATCCTCAACCAGAGACTTGCCGGCCTCATCAATCGTGGTCTTGCTGCGTGCCACTTTGTATGCCAGCGATGCAATTTCCTTGCGGCCGCCAGCGGTCAAAACGTCCGGCACAATGGTCGCCGTTTCCTGCCGAATCTTCACCAGCAACTCATCCAGGTTCGGCCCAGTGAAAACTTCTACCGCATTGATCGACTCAAGCGGGATAAGCGATGTACCGTCCATCAAATCCTCTTGCCGGAGTCCGCCGGCACGGTGTTGAAATAGAAGCACCAAAAAAGCCCAATCACTGCTGACTGGCGGGCAACGGGCGGCACACGGCCAGAGGCCGGCTGCTGTAGTTGCGGTAGTTCCTGCCGATGTAGCCCGTGTCGAAGTAGACGTACCACGCGCTGCCGGCAGGCGACGACGCATCGGGTGTACGCGTCCAGTGCCACTCCGGCTTGATGTGCGGGTATTCCTCGGGATCGACGGCGGGGTTGTAGAAGCGACGATCCACGATCAACTCGGCGTCCTTGTCGCTCATCAGCTCCCAGGGCGTGTAGCCGGGAATCTGTGGGAGCTTGGCGCTAGCCGCTTCGGCATCGCGCTGTCTCAGATCCTTGTCACTGGCATAGGCAGTGACGATCTGATCGCGCAGGTTGAGGATGCCAGCGCATGCCGCGGCATCAGCGGAAAGATGCGAACCGTCGGCGGCAAGCTTGATGAACTTGGACACGTGGAATCTCCTGCCGGCGTGGCCGGCGTTGTTGAGTAGCGGTTAGGCAACTTCGGTTTTCGGAAGCGTGCCAAGATCGATAGGCTCCGGGTCAGGCGCAATGCGGATGCCTTTGTTTTCCAGCTTGTTCGTGATCGCAGAACGGCGCCTGGCGATGACTTCGAGAACTTCGGTCGGCGTGATGTCGATCAGCTGAGCGAGACCTTCGCCTGATCCATCAAATTCAGAACCGCCTCCATCACATCGCACGACCAGCTCATCCACAGTCGCCAGCTGATCCAGCAGATCCCGCACCTCGTTCACGGCTGCTTTCCCGCGAAGGGTGGCTGCGACGGAGATAGGCGTGGCGCTCATGCGGGTTCCTTGGAGAGAGTGCTGGCCATGGCGCGATCCAGGGGGAGATCTGCCGGGAGGAGGCCGGTGCCATGGCCTGCGGTGAAAGCGTTTCGCGCATGGAATCGAGCGGCGCGTGCCTGCTCTTCCTCGTTGCGCTTGATGCATAGCGTCTCGACGAGAGTCACGGCGATGCGCTGTTCCGGCGTCCATTCCGGACAGTCCATGAAGTTGCAGAGACTGCTCATCACAGATCCCTGGCCGCCGCATCACGCGCTGCGATCAGCAGCACGGCTACGCGCTCCTGGATCTCGTCCATATGCCGCACGATGCATTCATCGACGGCGCGCAGCACGATCTCTTCGTCGGCCGTGACCAGGCACTCGCGATACGGATCGGTGCCCATGTCCAGTTCGAACGGTGTCCGTAGCAGCTGGGCAATGCGGTCACGCTCGGCGATCAGCTCGCGGCGTAGGCGAGCGACTTCCAGACCGCGATCAATCGCGACTTGCTTGGCGTCGTCGGATGGTGCGAAAGGCCGCAGGGCGTCCTGCAGGGGTTTCGGCAGGGCGCTCATGAAAGCCACCCGCGCACGACTGGAACCAGCGTCGCCAGCTCGTAAGCCACGAACGACAACAGCAACGAGCAGGCAACACGCACGAGCCACACCCACGGCGATGCCGGCGGCGCGTCGTCAGTTTCGGCGCAACCCGACGTGTCGTTCTCGCGGATGCGATCGAGCAGGGCATCGGTCTCGATCTGCGCACTTAGACGCAGGGATCGCTCTGCTTCGTACTGGTAACTGGCGCGATGAGTGAGGGAGTTCATGGGAACCTTTGCCGGCTACCGGCCGGCGCGGTGCGGGATGAGGAAGGGCGCCAAACGCCGATCACTGCTGACTGGCGGGCAACGGGCGGCACACGGCCAGAGCCCGGCCGTAGTAGTAGCGGCTGTCCCTGTTGAAGCCGCCCGCGTCGAAGTAGACGAGCCACGCGTAGCCGGCAGGCGACGACGCACTGACGGGCTTGAGCCAGTACCAGTCCGACGTGATGCCCGGATGCACCTTCGTGTTGACGGCGGGGCTGTAACGTTTGTCGTCGATCAGCAGCACGGCTTCGCGCTTCTCGGCCAGGTCCCACTTCGAGTAGCCGGGAATCTTCGGCAGGCCCTTGGCCCGCTTCGTGGCGTCCTGATGGCTGAGGCGCTCTTCGATCGTGGTGTAGAGCAGATCGGTACCGGCGATGCGGTAGACGTTCGGCGACAGCTTCGGGGCCTTGTTGACGGTCTTCGGCTGCGCGGTTTTGCGGGCGGTCGTGTTCATGCTGATACCTCGTTCGTGTTGACAATGGAGGCGTCATCGCGCCCCGGGTTGGCGACGACGTAGTCGATCCATGTGTGATTGCCGAGGACGTAGCCGCTGGCGTACTGGCGGCCCTCCTCGATGGGGGCGGCGGTGAAGCGCTTGATCTCCCCGTCGACGATGTGAAGTTCGAATTTCATGCCGCAGCACTCCGCGCTGCTGCCTCGACTGCAGCCAGCTCGCGCTGCAGCTCGGTCAAGAGGGCTTGAGCCTCGCTGAATGACAGGCTGCTGACGCTGCAGCCCAGGACGCCAATCCAGACGTAACCCGGATCAGACTCGTTGCGCCATGCCTTGACCGGCTGGCTCGTCTGGACGTTGGTGCTGGTGTACATGGTCGTCTCCGTTGCCGTGTTGGCGTGGGAGAGACATTACGGCATTCCGTAATCACCTGTCAACGGATTTCCGTAATTTATTTACGCAGCCACAAAAAAGCCCGCCGGAGCGGGCTTGGTGCGGATCGCGTGGTGAGCGTCAGGCGGCGTGACTTCCAGGCTTTGGTGCCAAGTTCTCCCATCGCAACCATTGGGCGGTCATGGCAGCCCAGAATGGCAACGCAGAACGCGGCGGCATCGCATGAGCGCGAGCCATCTCGTTTTCACAGAGAAGATCGAGCCCGACATAGATGGGTGGCTCGTCGGATTCAATGGCCAAGCGTTCGGCCAGCCAGCGGTGAATCTCAGTTTCAGCAGGCGCATCAGTGGAGCATCGAATTGCCGATTCCAGCATCAGGAACCGCTTGCGCAGCTCGCGATGCTGCCACGCCATATCGGCGGTTCCTACCACCATATCCACTGCCGACATGATGGCGACAATGAAGGCGGCGAAGATGGCAATGTCATGGATGCCACCTTTGAGCAGATCGACCGCCGCGGCGGATCCGAAGATTACACCGAAGCCTAACGTCACACGTCGCCAGCGATCGAAGAATGCTTGCCGGCGAGCGTGATAACGGGCAGACCGCTGCGCGGCCCATAGAAGGTTCCAGCGTTCAGTGAGCGTGTCCATTGGCTCACTCTATCACTATTTCTTGGTCGGAGGAGGTGGTGGCGCGAGCGTGTCGCGCACGGTATTGCCACTGTCCTTGGCCAGCCCGCCATTGTCACGATGCTCATGTCGAGATGGTGCTGGCGCTGGTGCTGGCGCTGGTGCTGGCGCTGGTGCTGGCGCTGGTGCTGGCGCAGACGGCTTGCTTTTGTCATTGGACATAAATGTTCCCCCTTGTGAGTGATTAATCCTCCCAGCTGCCGATCCACCGCACGCGGCCATGGATCTCGAATCCTTTGGCCTCATCCACCGGAATAGGGCGCTTCCACTTCGGATCGGCTTTGTTGTCACTGTCAATGAACCAACGGTCACCCAGGCGTACTAGACGCTTCGCGAATAGATCGCGGCCATAGGTGATGACGAACAGTTTCTCGTCGCGTGGCTCCTTGTCGCTCAGGTCAACCAGGATCGCGTCGCCATCCTTGATCGTCGGGTACATGGAATCGCCTTTGCCATAGATCACGGCGAGCTTGTCTGCCTTGAGATGCTTGCGCTTCAGGCTTTCCGCACGAAACTTCAGCTTGTGCGTCTCGGCATACTCGTCCGGCTCAGCGCCGTCACCAAGCGCGGCGGCTTGCTTGACGCCAAGGATGTCAGCCCAGGCGGTGTCGGAATCCGCATCCTGCGGCGCCTCCATTACCCCTTTGCCTGTTTCGAGCCATTCCACGCGCACTTTTAGCCGCTTGGCAATGCGGTGCAGGGCTGTCGTGCTATCCGAGAATCCGTTCTCGACATCCGCCAGCGTGCTGTAAGCGATTCCGGCCGCCGTGGCCAGATCCTTGCGCGTCACCTTGGCGGCTGGTCCGTGATCGCGCGCCAGCCTGATTCGTTCACCGATTGTCATAGTTATGCATTGCAACGGATTGCCGTTACGGATTGCCGTTGACAGTGAGCTACGGAAAACCGTAGGATCGGCACCATGAAGACAGTCTGGTCGGAACGAATCAAGGAACTCGGCATGACTTACGCCGAGATTGCCGACGCTGTCGGCGCACCCGCTTCCACGATCGGGGATCTGGCATCGGGGCGGAGTAAGTCCCCTCGTGGCGATCTGGCCATCCGTCTCCATGGGTTACACGTCGCCCATTGCAGCGCCGGCGAAGCGCCGGCCAAGCCCGCAGAGCAGGGCGCCAAGCCCTCGAAGCAGGAGGCGGCGTAAGCCATGCCGAGCGGATACTGCATCGACGCGGCTGCCGGCATTGTCTACGGGAAGCGCGGCAAGCCCATTCGAAAGATTGATAGTCGGGGCTACCTTTTTGTGTACTCCGGAGCCGGGTTCGTTGGCACTTGCCATCGAATGATCTGGGAGAGCGTGCACGGCCCGATCCCCGCTGGCCTGCAAATCAACCACATCAACGGCATCAAGACGGACAACCGGATCGCGAACCTTGAGTTGGTGACGCCGAGCGAGAATATCGTTCATGCATACCGCCACGGGCTGATGAAAGCTGGTCCGCGCGTAAACGGACGCTTCGTAACCAACATCGAAGCCGCGCGTCGGGGGTTGCTATGACACACCCAGCTTACCGCGCGGAGGGGTTCTCCCTGTCCGGTGTTGCCGGCTGCCTCGCCAGCCACTCGGCGAATGTCTCTTCGTCCTCCTCGCTTGTGTCCAATATCCAGGCCAGGAGTTGCTCGAAGGTCGGGGTCTCGGGCATGCGCGGCATCCTTTTTCGTCGTGGTGGTCATGGCAAAAAAATTTGCCTGATTCGTGCCTCTCAACACCACTCAACAAGGTTGTGAGGCAATGACAAGCCAGCTCTCATTGCCAGTCGTTGTGCGCCCCGAGCAGATTTCCCTGGAGAAATCGCTCGGCTCTGCCATTGAGCTTTGCGCAAAGGTTGCAGGGCATGAGCTCGACAAGACCCTGCAGATGCAGCTCGGCGTCGACAAAGGTCAATTCTCCCGCTGGCAGAGCGGCAGTGAGGGGATCAAGTGGCCGAAGCTCGTCGAACTGATGGACGCATGTGGCAACGATGCGCCGCTGCTCTGGATGCTCCACGACCGCGGCTGGGATCTTCACACCATTCGCCGACGCGAATCCGAAACCGAACGCGAGAACCGGCTGCTGCGTGAAGAGAACGCCGCGCTTCGCCGTGTGCTCGTAGGGAGTCCCGCATGACGCCTCTCGATTGCCAGCTGATCATGGCGAACCTCGACATCATCCGCCATATCGCCAATGGCGGACTCATCGAGCACGCCTTGTACGACTACAAGGGCGATTTCGTTCGATGGGATCGCCCGACGAATAAGGTGCTGATCAGCTGTTTCGGCAATTACCGAATCCATAAGCCGCGCATTCGTATCACGCATTGCGCGTGCTGTAGCCGCCAGACACAGCAGTGCGTCGAATGCGGCCAGCCAATGGGGGAGCCGCATGAACATCGCTGACCACTCCCTGCCGCCGCTTGAGCCCGACAACGACCCCGAGTTGGTCAAGTGGGCTCGCTTCGGCGTGAACCAGCTCAAGCGCGACAACGCTGCTCGCGACGCCTACGAGCAGGCCAATCGCGATTACCTCCACCACAACCGCAACCTGGATGGACAGTCATGAAGGCTATACCTCGCTGGCTTGTCTACACACCCACACTCACTAACGGTACGCACTGGCATGTCCTGCCGAGCCGCAAGTCGCAGCGGGAATTCGCCGATAAGTATCACGGCGACCGGTACGAAGTGCATCGGAGCAAGCATTGATGAGCCGCCAGATACCCCGCGATCTCCCGCACAAGGTCGACCGGAAGCGAGACGAGAATGACGCTCTCGGCCATATCCGAGGCACCGCATTTCGCTCCGGGGCCATTGCTGCCGGCATCTACGCCACGCTGATGACCGAGCGTCTGTTGATGGTGGCCATCACGGATACCGGCGAAGTGTTCGCGGTCAACCCGTCCGGCCTACGCGGCGAGGCGATTTCCGCACGGCAGCCGTCCTGGATCATCGGCACATACACGCGTCGCTGCGGCGTCGGCGCCATCCAGCGTGACATGCGTGAATATCAGCGGTTGCTGAAGGTTGCGGCATGACCTTTCCAGGCGACTTCAATCCCATCGAGCGTGCCATCTGGGCGCGGACGTGGCTGGTGCTGCGGGCGTTTCGGACGTGAATTACTACAACGAAATCGATCCCTACTGCGCCGCTTGGCTGCAGAACCTCATGGACGCCGGCCACATCGCGCCTGGCGTCATCGACACACGGAGTATCGAAGATGTCCGACCCGACGAACTCGCCGGATACACCCAGTGCCATTTTTTCGCTGGGCTCGGCGGATGGCCCCACGCCCTGGCCCTTGCCGGATGGCAGGCTGATCGACCCGTGTGGACTGGCTCATGCCCTTGCCAGCCTTTCAGCGTCGCAGGTAAGGGCGCTGGGACTTCAGATCAGCGGCATCTCTGGCCTGCATGGTTCCATCTCATCGCACAGTGCCGTCCTCCAGTCATCTTTGGAGAGCAGGTTGCGAACGCGATTGGGCACGGCTGGCTCGATGGAACTTTCGCTGACCTGGAAGGCCAAGGCTACGCCTGCGGGGCGGCCGTACTGTCAGCGAGTGCCGCAGATGCACCGCATCGACGTGACCGGCTATGGATCGTTGCCGACGCCGAGTGGAACAAGCAACCACGGCAAGAACCATGTATCCGGCCGGATCGACGAGTGGGGCGGGAGCAGCAACTATTTCCGTGGGAAGGAGGGTGGCAACGAGCACTTGCCCGGTTTCGAGCTTTGGACAATGGGATACCCCGCTGCGTGGCGGGAACTGATGCCGCCCGCAACGCGATCGTCCCGCAAGTCGCCGCAGCCTTCATCGAAAGCTACCGCGAAGCCCGAGGCTTGATTGGCTTGGAGGCTGCGGCATGATCGACGCATACCGTCAATTTGTCGAAACCAAGCTGGCAACCGCCGTCGCCACTGGCTTGACTGGTGAGTTCGATTTGTCCATCTACTCGCTGATGCCGCATCAGTCTGATCTGACGGCATGGGCATTGCGTCGCGGCCGTTGCGCCATCTTCGCGGATACCGGTCTGGGTAAGACGCGCATGCAATTGGCGTGGGCGAATGAGATCCACAAGGCGACTGGCCGCGATGTTCTGATTCTGGCTCCGCTGGCCGTGGCTGCGCAGACGGTGAAAGAAGGTGTGGAGATTGGCGTCACGGTGACGCATTGCCGCGAACTGACAGATGTTCAGCCCGGCGTGAATATCACGAACTACGACCGCATACATAGGTTTGATGCTGGCCGGTTTGGCGCGGTCGTTCTGGATGAGTCGAGCTGCATCAAGCATCACGACACCAAAACGCTGGCTACGCTGCTGGAAGCGTTCAAGGCAACTCCATTCAAGCTCTGCGCAACAGCCACGCCAGCGCCGAACGATTGGACGGAGTTGGGCACGCACGCCGAGTTCCTTGGCGTTTGCTCCCGCGTCGAAATGCTGTCGGAGTATTTCGTTCACGACGGCGCTGAGACACAAGTCTGGCGGCTGAAGGGTCACGCCCGCGCGCAGTTCTGGAAGTGGGTATCCGGGTGGGGCGCAATGGTACGCAAGCCGTCCGACCTGGGCCATGACGATGCCGCGTACAACTTGCCGGACCTTACCGTGAGCGAGCACACGGTGGCGTCCACATTGCAGACGGCGGGGCAGTTATTCGCGTTCGAAGCGCAAACACTCAGTGAGCGCCGCGATGCAAGAAAGAACAGCCTTGCCGCCCGCGTGGCGAAATGCGCCGCATTGGTGAATGCCGATCGCGAGCCGTGGATTGTCTGGTGCGACCTAAATGCGGAAGCCGATGCGCTGAAAGCCGCCATTCCGGACGCCGTGGAGATTCGTGGACCGGATGACGCCGACACGAAAGAGCGCCGGCTTGCTGACTTCGCTGCTGGACGCATTCGGGTGTTGATCACGAAGCCGTCGATCGCCGGGTGGGGTCTGAACTGGCAGCACTGCGCACGGATGGCATTCGTTGGCGTGACCGATTCCTTCGAGGCCTATTACCAGGCCGTTCGCCGCTGCTGGCGGTTCGGGCAGCGCCGCGAGGTGTTGGTGCATATCTTCGCCAGCGAGCTAGAAGGCGCCGTCGTCGCCAATCTGAAACGCAAGGAAGCTGATGCGATGGCCATGTCCGAATCCCTATCCGCTGAAACCCGCGACGCCGTGCGCGCCGAAGTATTCGGTTCAGTCCGGCAAAGCAATCCCTACACGCCGCGCAAGCCCATTGCGGCGCCGGCATGGCTCGTTACGGAGAAAGCTGCATGAAGTGCATTGATTCGACCATCGAAGGCAACTGGGCGCTCTACAACGGCGACTGTGTGGAGGTTGTCAGCGGCCTGCCGGAACACTCGGTCGACTATTCCATTTTCAGTCCGCCGTTCGCCAGCCTTTACACGTATAGCAACAGCCCGCGCGACATGGGGAATTGCCGCACCACGGATGAATTCTTCGAGCACTTCGCTCACCTAGTACGAGAGCTTCGCCGGGTCATGAAGCCCGGACACAACGTCAGCTTTCATTGCATGCAGCTGCCAACCAGTAAGGTCCGCGACGGTGTGATCGGCCTGCGCGACTTCCGCGGCGAACTTATTCGCGCGTTCGAGCTGGAAGGCTTCATTTATGCGAGCGAGGTCTGCATCTGGAAAGACCCGGTCACTGCCATGCAACGCACGAAGGCACTCGGGCTGCTGCACAAGACGATCCGCACAAACGCCACGATGAGCCGGCAGGGCATCGCTGATTACCTGGTGACGATGCGCACACCTGGCGATGTGATCGACAAGGTCGATCATGGCGAGGATATCCCAGTCGATGAGTGGCAGAGGCTTGCCAGCCCTGTATGGATGGATATCAATCCGAACGACACCCTGCAATACCGCAGTGCTCGCGAACACGACGACGAGCGACATATCTGCCCGCTGCAGCTTGAGGTGATCCGGCGTGGCATACGTCTCTGGACGAAGCCGGGTGATGTAGTGCTCTCGCCATTCGCAGGCATCGGATCGGAGTTGTATGTCGCGGTCGAATTGCAGCGCCGCGCGGTCGGCGTTGAACTGAAAGGCAGCTACTACGAGCAGGCGGTGCGGAACCTTCGCGCTGCATCGAGTCAAGGCAGTTTGTTCGGTGAAGCCGCATGAAGCTCTACTCCGCCGCCTGGTTCGAACGACAGGCCGCCCATGCGCGGGAAATCCTCGCGGAGGCTGACCGCATCCATACCCCGGAAGAGATCGCCGCAGCGCGCGCTGCGCTCGCCATGGCGCCGTCCGATCCACAGCCCGAGCTCGACCTCACCACAGCGCGGCAAGAGAGGCAGGCATCTTAAATGGCTCGCTATCGCAAGATCGACCCACGCATCTGGAACGATGCCAAGTTCTCCGCCTTGAGCGATCAGGCGAAGCTGCTTTTCTTCATGCTCCTGACCCACCCAAACATGACCGCCATTGGCGCAATGCGCGGGACAGCACCCGGATTGGCGGCCGAACTCAAATGGGCTCCGGAAGCCTTTGCGGAAGCCTTACGTGAAGTCTTGTCGAAGGGTATGGCTGAGTATGACGAAAGGGCATGCTTGATCGCCCTCCCGAAGTTCATCCAGTACAACCAACCCGAGTCACCAAACGTCGTTAAGGCATGGGCGGGAGCGCTCGATCTTCTGCCCGAGTGCGACCTGAAGAACCGCGTGGTTGTTAGGGCGAAAGAGTATGCGGAAGCCTTAAAGGATGGCTTTAGTAAAGCCTTACCGGAAGCCTTCGCGAAGAGTATGCCTATACAGGAGCAGGAGCCAGAACAGGAACAGGAACAGGAAGAAAAGACTCTGTCGGCTGGCGCCGACGATTCACCCGGCGACCAGGATCACGATGGGCAGCAGGTGACGAGGACGATCCCCGTCAAAGCGATTCTGGCCGCGTACCACGAACACCTGCCGATGCTGCCGCAGGTTCGGGTGATGACCGATCCACGGAAACGGAAGCTCAAGGCCCGGTGGGTCGAGGACGCCGAACGCCAGTCGGTCGAGTACTGGCAGAAATTCTTCGTCTACGTCGCGACATCTGATTTCCTGACCGGCCGTAACAACGCCTGGACGGGCTGCGACTTAGAATGGCTGCTTGAGTCGAGCAACCACGTCAAGGTCATCGAGGGCAAATACGAAAACCGGGAGGCGGCATGAAGAAGCTACTCAAGTGGGGCGTCTTTGTCCTCGGCATTGTTCTCGTCGTCGGTTTCGCTTATGGGCTTTGGGTGCTGACTGGCGCCATTCTCTGCGCTCAAGGAGTGGCGTCGGAATGCATGCCATGAGCGCGCAATTCGCCGATGATCGCGCGCCTGCTGGCTTGTCGGAACTGCGCATTCCACCGCATGACATCACCGCGGAGCAGGCCGTCCTCGGTGCGCTGATGCTGGCACCGGAAGCATTGCCGAAAATCTCCGACTGGATCGTCGAGGACGATTTCTACCGCAAGGATCATCGGCTGATCTGGCGCGCGATCACGCATCTGATCGATCGCAAAACGCCAGTGGACCCTGTCACGTTGGGCGACTGGTTCGACAGCAACGGCCTGGCCGAAATCATCGGTGGACCCGGTTACCTGATCGAACTGGCCGATGCCACTGCCAGCGCCGCGAATGTCATCGCCTACGCCGAAATCGTCGTGGAGAAGTCCAGGCTTCGCGCAGCGATCAGCGCGGGCACGAAACTCGCCGAGGCGGCATGGGCGCGTGGGGCCGACTCGCAGCAGATCATCGCCACCGCGGCGCACGACCTCTCGCAGATGCAGGCCAGCAAACTGCGCGGTGGCCTGGAGCCGGCGAAGGTCGGCATGAAGCGCATGCAGATGGAGCTCATGGCGCGCTACCAGCGTGGTCCGGGCTTGCTGGGCATGCCATGGCCCTGGGCGGCCCTGAACAAGTGCACCAAAGGGCTGCGCGATGGCGTGGTGTACATCGTCGCGGGTCGACCGTCGATGGGGAAATCCATCTTCGGTCTGCAGGTCGCCATCTTCACGGCGTTGCGCGGCGACGCCACGTCATTCTTCAGCGTCGAAATGGGCGCGGATGAATGCATGGCACGCGCGGTGGCCTGCGTGGGCGAGATTCCTTTCGAGTGGGTCGAGAGCCCCGACGACAAAGACCGCGATGCGGAATTCTATTGGTCGCGCCTGACCGATGCGACACAACGCATCATCGAAGCGCCATTGCTGATCGACGAAACACCAGCGATCTCGATCGTGCAATTGATGGCCCGGGCTCGACGTGCACACATGCAGAAGCCGCAACGTCTGGTGGTGGTCGATCACATGCATGACATGGAGATCGATCCGAAACAGGCGCGGTTCGATTACGGGCAGATCGTGCAGGGAGGCAAAACGCTGGCGAAAGAGTTCAAGTGTCCGGTGGTAATCCTTGCCCAGCTCAATCGCACCCTGGCGAACCGAGCCGACAAGCGCCCGACGATGACGGACCTGCGCGAGTCCGGCGAGATCGAGCAGAAGGCCGATGTCATCCTGTTCCTTCACCGTGAGGATTATTACAACCATGACAGCCATCTGAAAGGCATGGTCGAGGTCATCCCGGCGAAGGGACGCAACATCAGGACAGGCGAAACCATCGGCCTGCAGAACGTGTTCAACGAAATGCGCATGGCGGACTGGGTGGGACAGTGGCCGGCCAGCCCTGAGCCGGAACGGAAGTCCCGAGGATTCGCCCGATGAGCACGCGCGAGGAGCGTCGGTGGTTCCAGGCTGTCGCCGAATTGTTGACCTGTTCGCTGTGCGGCGCCTACGGCGTCCAAGTCGCTCACAGCAACGTCGATCGCGGCATGGGTCAGAAGTCCGCGCCATGGAACACCGCGGCACTATGCCCGACATGCCACAACGAGCTCGACAACGGGCACAAACTTAATCGTGCTGAGCGCCGATCTCTCATGGATCTGGCGATCAAGCGCACGCATGACCGGTTGATCAGCGCCGGCAGGTTGAAGCTGGTATGACCGAACCGTACTCGCGCCCGGAGCGTTCCGCTGAATTCGCCATCGCGCGCCGGCATCTGGCTGAGGTCTATCGCGATCCGTGCGCGCATTGCCTGCGTCGCGAGGTAGTGCTGGGCAAAGCGATCTGCCCGACATTCGGCCGCACCTTTCCACGCTGCACCAGCACGCCGGGCCTGCAGTTCGAACCCGATCACAGCACACTCAGGGGTAAGCCATGAACTCCGAAACCTTCAACCACGCCGACCGTTGCGGGTTTATCGAACGTCTCGGCCGCCTATCCGGAACCACGACATGGCGCGAACCTGGCGGATCGGGTTACACGCCACCCACACCGGGCGCCATCTCGACCGAGAACGCGATGCTGCTGTCGCTGTCGATGGCCCGGAAGAACCCAAAGGACGTCGGCCCGGACATTGCCTACAGCGTCGGCACCGGCCAACCCTATCGCCGACAGCGCATCGTCGAGTGGTTGGCCGACAAACTGCAGGAGGGAACGGGAGCCGCAGGACACCGGGCGAAGCGGCAGCTGTTGTCGATCTCCGGGCAAGCCTACGATCTAGTCATCGGTGCCCGGTCACAGGTTGTTCCACCCCGAGGCGCGGTCGCTGAATTCACGCTGCTGGTGAACGTCGGGGCCGGGTGGCTATGGGTGGCTATGGAGTCGGCGGTCGAGCGCGCAGAGGTGGCCCTTCATTCACGCCACAGCGGCATCGAAAAAGAGGGGGCTTGCTTGTCAAGGGGGTAATCAGTTACTTTTCGCCATACACGAAGTCACCACCCCAGAAAGCCTCGCCCTAACCGGCGGGGCTTTTTCGTTTCCGGAGATCACCATGTCCCAGGTCCGAGCCAAGTTCAAATGCAACAACTTCACCCAGCACGCCAGCTGGCAGAAAGGCGTTCCTGGTCCGCGTGAATACCACTTCGACGCCGTATGCGCCGATGAAGTGCCGGAGAACCAGCGCTTCCACAAGGCCACGCCGAGCGGAAAGCTGAGCATGTACGTCGACAATCATGCCGTCTCGTTCGAGCCTGGCAAGTCGTACTACCTCGACTTCACGGAAGCCGAGTAACCGCTTCCCCCTTGCCGCCTCGCCCTTGGTGACAAATGCCGGACAAAGGCCGCTGGCGGCGATCCGGCGCGGCATCCATCCACTCGACCCGCCGCGCGCGGGATCACTGCACGCGGAGCACAAAGCATGTCCGAGGACGAAGATGCGATGAATGTTCGAGGCGGCATCTCGTCTAAAAGCATTCTGTCCATCCGCGTAGTCGTGGAAACCGTGGCGGTCGCCGCGATCCTCTGGCTGGCGAATTCGGTCAACCAGGGCAACCTAGCGATTGCGCGCATGCAGGTGCAGCTGACGCAGGTACAGGGCGCGCTCGCTGATGTGCCGGGGCTGACGCGCCAGATCGCGCAGATGCAGACCGAAGAAGCTGAGCATGACCGACGCATCACGGCGCTTGAGACGGATGCGGTGAGACGTGATCTCCGCGCCACCGGAGCCGGACACTGATGCAGCCCAGCCAAGCCTGCATTGACCTGGTGAAGGCGAGCGAAGGCTGCCGACTGACCGCGTACCGCGACAGCGTCGGCATCCTGACGATTGGCTACGGCTCGACGGGTGGCATCAAGCCGGGTCAGACGATCACGCAGGAGCAGGCCGAGGCGATGTTGGTCGATGACCTGGACGCCGCTGCGGAAGCGGTGGGCAAGCTGGTTACGGTGCCGCTGACGCAGGGCCAGTTCGATGCACTGACGGACTTCGCCTTCAACTTGGGCGCCGGCCGGCTGCGCGATTCGACGCTACTGCGGCTGCTGAACCAGGGTCGCTACGGCGAGGCCGCGGTGCAGTTCAAATTCTGGGTCATGGCTGGCGGTCATCCGCTGCCCGGACTCGTCAAACGCCGCGCTGCTGAGCGCGCCATGTTCGAGGGTACGTCATGAGCCTGACCGGAATTGGAGAGATCGCCACCGCCGTCGGCGGCATTGTTAACAAGTTCCTTCCCGATAAGTCGCAGGAGGAGAAGGACGCGTTGACCCGCGAGCTGGCGCAGCTGCAGTTCGACCAGGCGGTGATTCAGTCGCAGACCGACACGAACAAGGCAGAGGCCGGAAATACCAGTGTGTTCGTTGCTGGCTGGCGCCCATTCGTCGGCTGGGTATGTGGGTCGGCCTTTGCGTGGTCGTTCGTGGTTGGCCCGCTGGTGAGCTATGTCGCTCGTCTGCTCGGCGCCACTGTCGAACTCCCCGCATTGGATCTGTCGCAGCTGTCGCCCGTGCTGATGGGCATGCTCGGCCTCGGTGCCATGCGCACGGTCGAGAAGGTCAGCGGGATCAAGGCCGGGCACTGACATGTCCTATCTCGTCATCATCGCGCTCATCGTTCTGGGGCTGATTGGCGTGGTCGCATGGCTGCTGGCCGAGCTCAACATGGACCGCAAGTGGCGGAACAGTATCAAGCCGACAGTGCCGGGACCGCGGGAGCGGTTGCCGCCGATTGAGTGATATGAGCCTTACCCCACGCCAGCAGCGATTCGTCGACGAGTACCTGATCGACCTGAATGCGACGCAAGCAGCGATCCGATCCGGGTACAGCGCTCGGACTGCAGCCGATATTGGTCGCCAGCTGCTACGGAAAACTCCGGTAGCCGAGCAAATCCAGAGCGCTCAGGCGAAACGCTCCGAACGCGTCCAGATTGATGCTGATGATGTGCTGCGGCGGTGGATCGAAATCGCCAATGCCGACCCGAACGATCTGATCCAGTATCGCCGAGGCTGCTGCCCGGAGTGCTGGGAGGATGTGACGCAGGAAGGTCGCGATCGTGATCCGAATCCGCTATGCACTAAGTGCGGCGGTGAAGGCCATGGGCGTGTCTATCTGGCCGACACCCGCAAGCTGAAAGGTGCGGCCAAGAAGCTCTATGCCGGTGTGCAGCTTGGTAAAGATGGCATCAAGGTGAACATGCGGGATCAGGACGCAGCGGTGATCAACATCGCGCGCCACCTGGGCATGTTCAAAGAGACCGTCGAGCTGAGCGGAAAGGATGGTGGACCCATTGAGGTGAGCGATGCACGCGACCGATTGCGAGATCTGCTCGCTCGCAAGCGAGCTGCATCAGGCAGTTGAGTCGGGCGACATAACTGCCGATGAGGCAGCTGACGCGCTTACGCCTGAGCAGCAAGAGCTGCTTGCTTACCACTGGCCATGCATTGCTCGACCAGACCAGCAGCTTCCGACGCATCGCGAGTGGACCTACTGGCTGATCAAGGCAGGTCGCGGCTGGGGCAAGACGCGCACCGGCGCGGAAGCTGTACGGGAATGGGTCAAGCGCGGCTTCAACTACGTCAACCTGATCGGTGCCACCGCAGACGATGCGCGCGACATCATGGTGCAAGGCGAGAGCGGCATTCTCGCCATCTGTCCGAAATGGGAGCGGCCTGAGTACAAGGTCAGCCAGCGCAAGCTGGTGTGGCCGAATGGCGCGGAATCGCTGATCTTCACGGCCGACGAGCCGGAGCGTTTGCGCGGCAAGCAGAGTCAGAAGGGCTGGTGCGATGAGCTGGCGGCCTGGCGTTACCCCGACGCATGGGACCAGTTCAAGTTCGGTCTGCGGCTGGGATCGAACCCGCAGGCGGTGATCACTACCACGCCGCGGCCGACCAAGCTGATTCGCGAGATCATGGATGATCCCGATACGATCACCACGAACGGGAGCACTTACGACAACCGCGTGAACCTGGCACCGGCGTTCCTGACGACAGTGCTGCGCAAGTACGAAGGGACGCGACTCGGCAGGCAGGAAATTGCTGGCGAGGTGCTGGACGATAACCCCGGAGCCCTGTTCAAGCGTGCGGACATCGACAAGGCCCGCGTACTGCGCGCGCCGGAGATGACCCGCATCGTGGTCGCGATCGATCCCGCGGCGACCAGCTCAGAGGGTGCCGACGACACCGGCATGGTTCCGGCAGGCATCGCCATGATCGACGACGTGCTGCACGGCTACATCCTGACCGACCTGACGTGTCATGAGACGCCGATGGGGTGGGCGAAGAGGGCAGTCGGCGCCTACCGCGAACTGAACGCCGACAGGGTGATCGGCGAGGCCAACAACGGCGGCGACATGATCGAGGCGGTGATTCGCTCGGTCGACCAGAACGTGAGCTATCGCAAGGTGACGGCGACACGCGGCAAGGACATCCGCGCCGAACCCGTCGCCGCGCTGTATGAACAGGGGCGGATTCACCATGTCGGCGATCTCGGCAAGCTTGAGGACGAGATGTGCGAGTGGGATCCGCTGGACAAGTCCGCCAAGTCGCCGAACCGCATGGATGCGATGGTCTGGGCGATCACTGAATTGATGCTCGCCGACCAGAACGGCGCTTACCTCGAATTCATGCGCGACGAGATCGCGCGCAGCAAAGCCGCTGATGCGCAAGCTGACGCGGCAAACCCAAGGAAATGACCTGATGGCAGTGAAGGGCGGCATCGAGACGAACATCGAGCCGGGCCTTGTTGCGCGCCTTGTGCGTGGAGCGGCGTATACCTTCACCGGTAACGCCGACTGGTTCGGCCCTGGTGCGCCACTCAACCCGAGCGCACCGGAGGTCATCGCCGGACGTCAGTATGATCTGCCGATTTCGGTCAACACGGTCAACTCGACCAAGATTGAGGGCGTCAGCTTTCGCCAGCTGCGGCAGTTCGCCGATGCCTGCGACTTGGTGCGTCTGCTGATCGAGACGCGCAAAGATCAGGTCTGCGGGCTGTCGTGGATGATCAAGCCGAAGGGCGGCGACAAGAATCCAACGCGCAAACTAGGGAAGGCTAAGCCCAAGACCGACAGCCGCATCGACGACCTGACGACGTTCTTCGCGAAGCCCGATAAGGATCACAACTGGTCGCAATGGCTGCGCCTGGTGCTGGAAGACATGTTTGTGCTCGACGCGCCGACGCTGTATGTCCAGCGCACGAACGCGGGCGCCGTCTATGCGCTGCGTCCGATCGATGGCGCCACTGTCAAGCGGATCATCGATACGCATGGCTGGACGCCGATGCCACCCGATCCGGCGTATCAGCAGATTCTCAAAGGTACGATCGCGCTGGGCTACACCACCGACGAGCTGATCTATCGTCCGCGCAACCCGCGTACAAACCGCATCTATGGCTATGGCCCCATTGAACAGATCATCGTCACGGCGAAGTTGCTGCTGTCGCGGCAGGCCTCCAACCTGGAGTACTACGACAACGGCAATCTGCCGGAAGGCTGGCTCACCGCCGCCGATGGCTGGACGCCGCAGCAGCTGAAGGAATGGCAGGACATCCTCGACGCGCAGCTGTCCGGCAACCTCGCCGAACGCCGGAAGGCCCGTGCTGTACCGCATGATTCAAAGTGGACTGCCGTCAAGGAACCAGCCCTCAAGAACGACTATGACGAATGGTTGGCGCGCATCGCCTGCTTTGCCTTCAGCTATCCGCCGACGCCGTTCATCAAGCAGATGAATCGCTCGACCTCTGACAATGCCAAGGAATCGGCGGACGAAGAGGGTGTCCAGCCGATCACGCGCTGGGTCAAGGAGCTGATGGACGACGTCATCCAGACCCACATGGGGTTCGCGGACCTGGAATTCGGCTTCGAGGACAAGGAGGCGCAAGACCCGCTCGAGCGCGCGCAGATCGATCAAATCTACGTGAATTGCGGCGTGCTGGAGCCGAACGAAGTTCGCGAGGAAATTGGCCTTGATCCGTTGCCTGAGCCGGCCGAGAGCGCACCTCTCATCTCGACGCTACTGCAGCCGGCGCCTGGAACACCGGAGGCGGCAGCTGCGCAAGTGCCAGGGAATGCAGCGGCCGCCACGAAGCCGGCCGCCAAGGTGCCAGCGAAAGCCGCCAAGAAGTTCGCCAAGATGGCGCAGGCTGACGGCACGAAGTCGCACGCCGAGGCCGATACCGAAACGGTCGCCGAGACGAAGCTGGCCGACGAGATCGCTGCCGCGTTCGAGCTGACCTCCGATGCTGTTGCCGAGCAGGTCGCCGAAGCGGAGAGCCGCGGCAATCTGACTCTGGATGCGCAGGCGCTGGCCGATCAGGTCGATCTGACCGCCATCGCTGAGGCTTCCGAGCAGTTGCAAGCCTCCATCACCGCATCGGCAGAAGCTGGCGCGCAATCCGCCATGACCGAGCTGAGCATCGGCGATGCCGACATGACGAGCCTGATCAATACCCGGGCCGTGAACTGGGCGGAACGTCGGGCCGCAGACCTGATCGCGAGTGACGGCACCGGTGGCGAGCTGGTCGATGCGACACGCAACTTGATCCGCAGCACGATCGAGCAGGCGGTGCAGGAAGGTTGGAGCGCTCGTATGCTGTCGAACGAGTTGCAGGACAGCTACGCCTTCAGCCGCGACCGTGCCGCCACGATCGCGCGCACTGAGCTGATGATGAGCTACAGCAACGGCGCCATGCAGGGGTACATCGCCTCCGGTGTCGTGAAGGGAAAGAAGTGGCTGCTCGACCCCGATCCGTGCCCGGTATGCATCGCCAACGCCGCGCAGGGTGAAATCCCCCTGCTGCAAGCCTTCCAGGGTGGCTCGATGACATCGCCCGCCCATCCGCGGTGCCGCTGCACCGTCGTACCGATTACCGAGGACTGAACCATGCAGATTTTTGCCCGCATCACCAAGATCGACGAGGCTACCCGGCGCGTCTATGGCGTGGCTTCTTCCGAGGCTGTCGATCACGCTGGCGAATCGCTCGACTACGACCTGTCGAAGCAGTACTTCCAGGACTGGTCGAACGGTGTCTCCAAGGCCACGGACGGCAAGAGCGTCGGCAACCTACGCGTGATGCACGGCAATGTCGTCGCCGGCAAGCTGGTCGAACTGCAGTGCGAAGACGTCACGAAGTCATTTCCGGTCTGCGCCGAGGTCGTCGACGACAACGAGTGGAACAAGACGCTGAAAGGCTGTTACACCGGCTTCTCGATCGGCGGCAGCTATGTGTCGAAGTCACCGAAGAACGCTGACGGCGTCGTGAAATACGTCGCCAAGCCGAACGAGCTCTCCCTGGTCGACCTTCCGTGCAATCCGGATGCGACGTTCATCGTCTCGAAGGCCGACGGCATCGAGGAACTGCGCAAGTTTGCGCCGGAAGCTGATCGTCTGGCCAAGGCTCGCGCGGATCTCGCTGCGAGGATCCACAAGAACGCCAAGGCGGAGCCGGTGGCGCGTGCCCTGTCGGACCTGCTTGGCAAGCCGCTGGAAAAGGGGATGTACAGCGTCAGCCAGCTCGCCGACCTGCTGAGCTCGCTTGGCTGGCTGGCCGACGATGCCGAATGGGAGGCGAGCTGGGAAGGTGACGGTTCGACCGTGCCCGCCGATCTGCGTGCCGCCGTTAAAACGCTGGCCGGCATCCTGGTCCGTATGGCTACCGAAGAGTCACAGGAACTCGCCGAATCACTCGGCGCTGGCACTGAAAAAGTTACCCCACCCGGCGACTTGAACAAGTCCGCCACAAGTCCCGAGGAGGACGCCATGAACGACGAACTGCAGAAGAGTCTCACCACCGCCCAGGCCGATCTGGTCAAGGTGTCCGGCGAGCGCGACGACCTGAAAAAGGCGCTCGATACCGCCGCGACCGAGATCGCCGAGCGCGACGAGTTGCTGATGAAGGCTGCCGCGGCCCTGGACGAGCGCAACGCCATCATCGCCAAGTTCCAGAATGCCCCGGCGCCGGTCAGGGCCGCGCTGATGGCGGTCGCCAAGGGTGACGATGTCGGCGGCGTCGTGGCCGAGGTCGATCAGGTCAAGAAGGCGGACGGCACGGTTGATGAGGCCGCGACCGCGATCAAGAAGGCCCTGATGACTCCGGTGTTCACCCGGTAACGCAGTCCAGTCCACGCAACACCCAAAGCCGCCCTCGAGGCGGCTTTTTCATTCCCCCGGCCCGCTCTGCGGGCATTTTTTTTGGAGAACACCATGTCCGCAGAATCCGCAACCGACGTCATCGCCAAGGCCTTGCAGTCTCCGATCCCGGAGGCGCTCGCCAAAGCGTTCACCAGCCCGGCCAACGCCACTTCGGGCCTCGCCGAATACAACCTGGAACAGGGCGCGCGTCTGATCTACCCGATCGACACGCCCCTGCGCAACATGATCGCCCGTGAAGTCGGTCAGGCCGGCGTGCAGGCCAACTGGCGCTCCATCACGGCCGTCAATGCGGCCGGCGAGAACATCGGCGTCAGTGAAGGCAACCGCGGCGGATACAACTCGTTCACCGAGGTGGACCGGTTCGGCAAATTCGTCGAGCTCGGCTTGGAAGACTACGTGACCTGGAAGGCCGAGCGTGCTGCCGGCAACTTCCAGAACCTCGACGAGCTGGCGGTGCAGATGCTTCTGCAGTCCACAATGGAGGCCGAGGAAAAGATCACGCTCGGCGGCTTCGGCGTGACCAAGCTGGCCGCGATCGGCGCGGTCACGGCCGCCGTGGTCAATGCGGGTGGCGCGATCCCGGCCGGCTCCTACCTGCTCACCTGCGTTCCGTTGACCCATCGCGGCTTCCAGTATTCGAGCGTGGCCGGCGGCGTCAAGGTCAATTACACCCGAACCAACGCGGACGGCACGACCGACAACATCACCGGCTTCTACGGTGCGCCATCGGCCAATGCGGCAGCCACCACCACCGGAACTGCCATCGTCACCGGCTCCGTCACGCCGGTTCCGGGTGCGTTCGGTTACGCCTGGTATCTGGGTCTGGCCGGCGCGCAGCTGCTGGCGGCGATCACCTCGATCAATTCCGTGTCGCTGTCGGCCGTGGCCGCCGGTACGCAGAACCTGACGGCAGTGGCCGGTGCTGATACCTCGAACGATGCGCTGGTGTACGACGGCCTGGTGGCGCAGATGACGGCCTCCGGTTCCGGCAGCTACTACAACGCCCTGGCCACAGGCACGGCTGGCGTCGGTTCGCACCTGACCAGCACCGGCTCCGGCACGGGCGGTATTCTGGAGTTCGACAATGCGATCGAGTCGTTCTTCCAGAACTACCGACTGATCCCGACCGATATCTGGATCAGCGGCAAGGATCAGGCGAACATCAAGGCGCTGATCTTGAGCGGCAACACCAACATGGCCTCGTTCTTCCAGGGCAATGACGGTGAAGTCCGCGCCGGCGCGCGTGTTCGCACCTACACCAACCCGATCGGCTACGGCAACCCGGATCTGCGCCTGCGCGTGCATCCGTTCCTGCCGCAGGGCACCGTGCTGTTCACCACCGACAAGGTGCCGTATCCGCTGTCGAACGTCCGCCAGATCATGAAGATGAATCTGCGGCGCGACTACTACTCGATCCTGTGGCCGCTGAAGAGCCGTCGCTACGAGTACGGCGTGTACTTCGACGGCATGCTGCAGCACTACTTCCCGGCCTCGATGGGCATGATTCAGAACATCGCGCCGAACTGATCCAGTCCGCTGACCTGATGCAACCCAAGAGGCGCCCGTGGTGGGCGCCTCTTCTTTTTCGAGGATTGAGCAATGGCTGATGATCTGATCAAGCTGGATGCGCCCGATGGCGCGAGTCTGGTGTTGTGGGGCGGCGTCGAGTACGCCGTGGAGAATGGCTCCGTAGCGGTGCCGGCGGCGGCCATTGCCGATCTGTCGTCGCACGGCTTCAGCGTGCCCAAGCCCCGCAAGGGCCAGCGCAGCGACGCGAGCGCCTGACGATGGCTACGGGTGACCTGTGCGCCGTGGCCGACGTGCAGGCCTTCCTGAGCCTGAACACCGGCCAGGACAGCGCGCTGCTGCAGACGCTGATCACCAATGCCTCGGCGATGGTGATGAACATGCTCAACCGCAGCCTGCTGCAGGCGACCTACAGCGAGACGCGCAACGGCGTCGGAAGCGACCGCATGGCTTTCCACGAGTACCCGGTGTCGGCTGTCAGCAGCGTGACGCTGGACGGCGTTGCGGTGCCGCTGTCCACGGGCCCGAACGTCTACGGCTACGTGTTCGACGAGAAGATGCTCTACCTGCGCAACGGGCGATTCTGCCGCGGCGTGCAGAACGTGGTGATCGGCTACACGGCCGGCTATGCGAGCGTGCCGGCTGACGTGTCCCAGGCGACGGTCGAGATCGTGGCCACCAAGTACAAGCGCCGCACCACCATCGACGTCAGCGCCAAGACGCTCAACGGCGAGACGATCAGCTTCACGCAGGCGGACATCCCGGCGTCCGCGAAGTCGGCACTGAAGAACTACATGCGGGTGTTCATGGCATGAGCGCCGTCACCGGCCAGGACAACGTGGTGCGCATGCTGATGGCGATCAAGGATGGCGCGCGCCCGAAGATGATCGAGACCATGAACAAGGTGTCGATCAGCATGCAGGCCTATGTGCAGAACGAGAAGCTGTCGGGCCAGCTGCTGAACCGCCGCACCGGCGTCCTGCGCAACTCGATCTTTGCCCGGGTCACCGAGGGAGCGAGCACGGTCTCGGCCGTCACCGGAACCGGCGTGAAGTACGCCAAGTCGCTGGAGGACGGCGCCGCGCCTCACGTCATCATGCCAGTGCGCGCCAAGATGCTGTCGTTCATCTCGGGCGGCGCGCGCGTCTTTGCCCGCAAGGTGAATCACCCCGGCAACAGGGCGTATCAGTTCCTCAAGGGCTCGCTGCGCGAGAAGGCGCCCGAGGAAATCGCCCGCATCCGCAAGTCCATGGCTGAGCTGATCGCCGAGGCGCGCGCATGAGCCGCGAAGCGATCTACGCCGCCATCTTCGCCAAGGCATCGGCCTCGTCCAGCTTTGCCGAGACCGGCCGGCGCCTGAAGCACATCGACGACCTGCAGCCGGCGCAGTTCCCGGCCTTCTACCAGGTGCAGAAGGACGAGGACTGGCGCCAGCCGGCCGGCAACCTGCCGCCTGTGGGCGAGCTGACGGTGGAGTGGTGGGTCTACGCCTACAACGCCGACCCGACCACATCGACGGCCGCCAAGTTGAACCCGCTGATCGATGCACTGTGCGCGTCCGTCGGCCTGCCGCCTGCCTTCAATCCGTCCGGCTACCAGACGCTGGGCGGCCTCGTTGAATCGGTGCGCTTGAACGGGCGCATCGACTATGCCGAGGGCGCGATGGAAGACCGTGGCTTCGCCCGTATCCCGCTTGTGATCCGCCTACCCGGCTAACCCGAGGACACCCCCATGAACGATGAAACCGCATCCGCTCCGGCGGAGGGCGAAGCGTTGCCCGATTCCAACAAACCCAGCTTTGCCTCGTGGGCTGAAAAGGTCGTCCAGACCGATGTCGAGCGCGTGATTGCCGCCGTCGAGCGCTGGTATGCCGCCCACTTCCACGCCGCCGCCGTCGCTGGCCGCGCACCCATCACCGCCGACGACAAGGCCGCGCTGATCCAGCACGTCGCCGACGCCGTGGCACCACCCGCCACCCAGGAGTAACCATCATGGCTCAGCGTTCCTTCGGTTCCGGTCTGCTCTTCGCGACCAACACCGCCGCCAACTCGACGCCGATTCAGTTCGGCACCCTGCAGGATGTCACCCTCGACATCTCTCGCACCCTGAAAGAACTGTACGGCCAGGGTCAGTTCGCCGTGGCAGTCGGTGCTGCGCAGCAGAAAATCACCGGCAAAGCGAAAGTCGGTCAGGTGAATGGTCGGCTGTACAACGACCTGTTCTTCGGCGGCACGTCTGCCGTGGGCCAGACGCTGCTGGCCTACAACGAGGCAGGAACCGTGCCCGCTGTCACGACCTACACCGTCACCGTCGTGAACTCGGCGACATGGGTCGAGGATCAGGGTGTGCTGTACGCCAACACAGGCCTGCCGCTCAAGAGGGTAGCGAGCGCGCCGGCGCTGGGCCAGTACAGCGTCGCGGCCGGCGTCTACACCTTCGCCGCCGCCGATGCCTCTGCCGCTGTGCTGATCAGCTACACGTACACCAGTGCCGCTGTTGGCCAGACGATCACCACTGGCAACCCGCTACAGGGCGTGCAGCCGACCTTCACCATGGTGGTGTCGCGCCAGTACAACGGCCAGCAGGAGTCGTTCAAGCTGTGGTCGTGCATCGCTTCCAAGCTGTCGCTGCCGACCAAGATGGCGGACTGGGGCATCACGGAGCTGGACTTCACCGCGTTTGCGGACAGTGCCGGCCGCACCATCACCCCGTATGTGTCGGAGTAAGGCATGATTCCCGGCGCTTCGATCAACTTCGGCGGTACGGACTACACCGTGCCGCCGATCAACCTTCGCATCGCCTACGGCATGGAAGAGCAGATCAAGACGATCTGCAAGCCCGATGGCGAGGTGGATTTCGCCGAGTACGTCCCGGCCGCGTCCGCCATCCTGTTCGCCCTGCTGCAGCGCAATTACCCGGAACTGTCGCGAGACAGCTTCAATGACCTGATTGACCTGCCGATGCTTCGTCCGATCATGAACGGCATGCTGCAGATTTCGGGGTACACCGCGCGCCCTTTGGTAGTGGCGGCACCGACGTCGCCGCCGAACCCTTCACCCGCGCCAGACTCGTCGGATTCGTCCATGGCGCTACCGGATGGTTCCCCGACGACATCCTCGACCGACTGACCTGGCAGGACGTGGCCGATCTTTCCGAAAGCTGGAAGGATCGGCCACCGGTTCAATGGATGGTGCAGGCCTATCTCGGCATCAAGCCGCGGGACGCCACGGAAGGCGACGCCGGGGAGTTTGACGACCTGGTGGCTGCAGCGGCGCGGCCGGCGTAGGATGGCCTTTCCAAACCACGGGGAAGGGCAATGAAAAGGATGATCTTTGCGGTGTGTGTGGCGCTGTTGCTGGCGGGTTGCGCCGGCGTGGTCAATAGCCTTTCTGGCAATGGGCCTATCGCGCAGGCCCGTCGAGACAAATACCTGCAGGAACATCCCGACGACGCCTATGCGCAGCAGATCCGAATGGGCGTGCTGGCGGTAGGCATGAGTGAGGATGACTTGCAGGCGCTCTATGGCTCGCAATGCGGCATATCGAACACGTCATCCATTGGCACGTTCTATCAGTGCCAAACGAGCATGCTGACCGATACGGCCGACCCCGGAACGATGGTGCTGGTTGACAATACCGGGCATGTGGCGTCATGGGTTAACTAGACCACCGCACATGTAACAAACCCGACCCCGCTCCGGCGGGGTTTTTTATTGCTTCAAGGATTCCCATGGCCGGCTCTGATACTGAAATCCAAGTCCAGCTAACGGCTGACATGGCGCAGCTGCAGGCCGGCATGGATGCGGGCGCGGCGTCTGTTGCATCGGCCACGGAGGCTATGCAGGGGAGTTTTGCGACCGCGAGCGCCGAGATGCAGGCGCAATCTGACGCCATCGTGGATGCGAACGTCGCGGCGTATCAGAAGTCGGTCGCTGCGCAAAACGCCGCGATGACCCAAATGGTCACATCGGCCAAAGTCGCCGCAGTGGAAGTGGAAGAGGTAACAGCAGCCGTCACCGTGAATTCGCGCGTCATGGGCGAAGTCTCCACCATCGCCAGCGAGGCGCTGGCCGGAAACTTCGGACGCATCCGTCGATCTGCTGCTGCGCTCGCCAATCAATCTGGCCTTCTGCAGGCTGCATTCACTCCGCTAGGCCTCGCCATCATAGCGACGGTTGCTGCCGCGTATGAGCTGGCTAAGGGCTACCTCGACGCGACCGCGCGAGCTACCGAGTTCAGCGCCGCGCTGTTGACGAACGGCGATGCTGTTGGCATGACTTCGGATCAGTTGCGAACGGCGGCTGATCGCCTTTCGGCATTCTCCGGCAACAGCAAAGCTGCCGATGAAATCATGCAGAAGCTTGCATCGTCGGGCAAGCTCACCGGGCAGGCGCTCGTAGACGCTGGAACCGGTGCAAGCAACATCATGCGATTGACGGGAGAGTCGTCCGCGCAGGCTGCCAAGGAGGTCGAAAAGCTCGGCGACAATCCGGCTAAGGCCGTCGTCGAACTGAACAACAAGTTCCACTTCCTCACCGTCGAGCTGTACGACCAGATCACGGCGCTGCAGAAGAACGGCCAGCAATACGAAGCGACCGAGCTGGCCGCCAAGGCGTTCGCGGACAATACGTCCGAGCGTATCGAAAAGCTCAATCAGCAGATGGGCTTCTGGGAAAGTCGCTGGGACGGCTTCAAGCAGCGCATCTCTGATGCTGATCACGCCCTGCAGAAGTTCTTCGACCCCACGCTGGCGCAGAGTGCTGACACGGCGACGCACGCATGGTTCCAGTCGCAGCAGATGCTCAACAAGGCGATCAAGGATGGGGCGTCGGCAAGCACGATCGCCAACCTGAAGGACATCACGGAGTCTTATCGACAGAATGCGGTCGCCTTGCGCGCGAAGGTGCGCGCGGAAGAGGATTCAGCCAAGGCACAGGGCGCCGCCTCCGACAAGGCCGCCAAGACCATTGCGGAAATCGACGCGCAGGAAAAATTCAACAAGACGCTCAAGGATACGTCGCATCTTCAAGAGGCAATTGCCGAGGCCAAGCGGCGCGCGGAAGAGATCCACAAGAACGACCCAGAAAGCGAGTCGATCAAGGGCATCAACTTCGACGCATCGGGCGCGATCACTGGTGGCGAGCAGTGGACGGCCACCATCGCCAAGCTGACCAAGGAGTACAGCAACGCAGGAGCCGAAGCACGCAAGGCATCGCAGGAGGCGAAGAAAGCCGCCAGCGAGCAGATGAACGACTTGGAGATGGTTCGCGCCGGCACGGCCGCCAATACCGCCGAGCGTATCCAGGCCGACGCCGCCATCCTCGCCAGCGCGACGCGGCTCTACGGCGCCAACTCATCGCAGCAGAAAGCCGCATTGACCCAGATGCTGGCCGATGAAAAGGCCTACAACGCCGATGTTTTGAAGGAACAGCAAAAGGCCAGCAAGGAGGTGATCGATGCGTCGATCAAAAGGGCCGGCGACGATCTGAAAATCAGGCAGGAACAGGTCGCCACTCAATTCGCATTAGGCCAGATCTCCAAGCAGCAGGAACTGGCGCAGCTGTCAGCCGCCAATGAAGCCGAGTACGCACTCGAACTGGATGCGCTGAAGAAGTATCAGGCGACGCTCGACCAGAAAACGAAGGCTTATTCGGATTCAGTCAAGGAGATCGAAAAACTGGAAGCGAACCACAAGCTGGCAATGGTCAAGTCGAACGATGACGTGCAGAAAGCGAACCTGGCGTCATGGGAAAAGTACCTGAAGCCGATCAACGGCGCGTTCCAGCAATCCATCAACGGCATGATTCAAGGTACTCAGACCTTCAAGAATGGTCTGGACAATATCCTGCGTTCGATCCTTGCGAGTTACGTGCAGCTCGGTATCCAGACTGCGATCCATTGGGCCACGACTGAAGCAGCCAAGACCACCGCGACGACTGTGGGCGCGGCTCAGCGCTCGATCGTCGAATCCACTGCCGCCGCCGAATCCAAGGCCGCAGACGCCGCTACCGGCAAGAGCCAGATCACCAGTGCAGCGGCAACGGGCGCTGCTAAGGCGTATCAGGCCATCGTCGGCATCCCCTACGTTGGCCCTGTTCTGGCGCCCATCGCTGCGGGCGTGGCCTTTGCCGGCATCGAGGCGTTCAGCGGCATGATTTCCAGTGCACAAGGCGGCTGGGAACGCGTCCCGATCGACGGCATGATGACCGAGCTGCACAAGGACGAAATGGTACTGCCGGCACACGTCGCCAACCCGATTCGCGATATGGCGAAGAATGGTGGTGGGCAGGGTGGGGGCGGTCAAGTCCACATTCACGCCAACGACGCCCGCAGCTTCAAGGACATGCTGCGCCGCAATCCCGGCGCTCTGGCGGGCGCGCTCAAGCAGGCTAACCGTATGGGTCACCTGAGCGGGGCGACGCGATGACCGCCACGTTTCCGACCCTCTCCGGCATTGGCTGGGATATCAAGAAGCGCGTGCTGTGGTCGACCGATGTCGAGACGGCCAGCTCCGGCGCTGAGTTTCGCACCGGGCGCTGGACGGCACCGATCTACGAATTCGATCTGGCCTTCAACTATCTGTCGCAAACCGACCAGCAGACGCTGGAGACGTTCTACGAAACGCAGCAGGGGTCACTGACGCCGTTCTATCTCGCCGTGGCGAACGATCCGGCCAGCCCGTTCCTGGTGCGCTTCAAAGATGACCAGCTGGAGTTCAACCAGATGCTGAGCCAGATGTACGAGGTCCAGACCGTGACCATGCGGACGGTGCGATGAAGACCGTCTCTGCCGGCTTCAAGACGATGCTGCAGACCTCGCTATCGCTGATGGTAGCCGACCTCTACACGCTCACGCTGCTATCCGGCACCGTGCTGTACTACACCGATGCGCCGGTCAACATCACGTTCGGCGGCAACACCTTCCTCGCTGCGCAGCTGGACAGCGCGCCTGGCTTCGCGCGCGGCCCGACGAAGACAGCGATCGGCCTGCAGGTTGAGACGCTGGAAGTGGACATTCTCTACGACGGCGCGACCCGCATCATGGGTGTCACGCCGGGCGCGTTCGCCAATGCCGGTGGCTTCGACGGCGCCACGCTCAAGGTGGACAAGTTCCTGACGCCATCCCTGGCCGATACCACGCGCGGCATCGTCAACCTGTTCACTGGCGTGGTGTCCGACATCTCGGCCGGCTCCGGCAAGATCGCGCTGAATGTGTCCAGCAGCATGGTCTATCTGAATGCCGCGTTCCCGCGCAATTACTTCATGCCGCAGGACAACAATGCCTTGTTCGATGCGAACACCGGCATCAGTAAGGCGGCATGGGCGGTCGCTGGCACGACCACCAGCAGCACGAAGACCACGATCACGGCGACGGGCCTGACGCAGCCGACGGACTGGTTTGCGCTCGGCTATATCGTCATCACCTCGGGCGTGAATGCGGGACTGACCCGCAGCGTCAAGGCGTTCAGCGGCGGCGTGCTGACCTTGTTGTATCCGCTGCCCAATCCGTGCACGGCTGGCGATACCTTCACAGCCTACCCGGGCTACGACCGGACGCAGGCGACGGCCACGACCAAGTTCAGCATGTTGTCGCGCTTCCGAGGCTTTCCCTACGTGCCGACACCGGAAGTCATCACGCTGGGCCAGAACGGCAGCGCGCCGAGCGACAACAGTGGTGCCGGCGCAGGCCTGAATGGTGTGGGCCGCGGCGGCGGCGGGCAGCGCGGGCGCTTCCTGCAGCAATGACCGACTCGACGCAAAACCGCATCGTTGCCGAAGCGCAGCGATGGATCGGCACGCCTTATCGCCACAGCGCGGACGTGTTCGGCGTTGGCGTCGATTGCGCGATGTTGCTGGTGCGCGTGTTCTGCGATCTCGGACTGGTGCCCCAGTTCGACCCGCGCCCGTATGCCACCGACTGGCACATGCACCGCAGCGAAGAGAAATACCTCGGCGGCGTGATGCGCTACGCCGTGAAGGTGGATGAACCGCAACCCGGTGACGTCGCCCTGTTCAAGTTCGGCCGCTGCCTCTCGCACGGCGGCATCGTCGATGCCGTCTCCCCCGAAATCACCATGATTCACGCCGACCTGAATGCGGGCTGCGTCGAGCGCACGGAAGTGCGTCGATGGGCTGACCGTCTGGCCGGCTATTGGAGAGTTGCCCAGTGAGTATCTTCGGCGGTGGGGCCAAGTCGGCAGCGACGACTCCCACTAAGGCGATGGGCCTAAACCTGCAGGGTGCGCAGTACGGTGCACCGATCCCTGCCGTGTTCGGCCAGAACAAGGTCGCCGGCAATGTCATCGACTACATGGATTTTCAGGCCATCGGGCATCAGCAGAAGCAGCCCGGCAAAGGCGGTGGCGGCGGATCGTCGGGTACGACGTACACGTACAGCAGCAGCTATTTGCTGGGCCTGTGTGAGGGTCCGGCGACCATCGTCAACGTCTACGACGGCAGCAGCGTCAGAAGCCTGTCATCGGTCGGCGGCATCGGATTCACTGGCACTCTCGGCCAGGCGCCATGGGCGCACCTGACCGGGCTGCATGCCATCGGTTACTCCGGCACCGCGCTGGCCGCATTCCAGAACAAGGATCTCGGCGGTTCCGCATCGCTGCCGAACTACAACTTCGAGATGGCGGGGCGTAACCAGTTCGGCTCCGGCATCGTCGATGCGAACCCGGCCGATATCATCACCGCGATCTGCACGGACACGCAGATCGGCGTGGCTTTCAATTCGCTGGGCGACCTGACCGCGTTCAAGACGTATTGCACCGCCGCTGGCATCTTCTTCAGCCCGGTCTATGCGACGCAGCAATCCGCGCAGCAGACGCTGGATGACCTGTTCAAGTATTCGAACAGTGCGCCCTTCTTCAGCGAAGGTGTGCTCAAGGTCGTGCCCTACGGCGATGCGGTGATCACCGGCAATGGCGTCACCTTTACGCCGAACGTGACGGCGGTGGCGGATCTCGGTCGCGACGACTTCATCACGAACGGTCCCGGCGATCCGGTGACGGTGAAGCGCGTCGGCCCGGCCGACGCCATGAACATCGAGCGCGTCGAGTTTAAGGACCGCTCCAACACGTACCACACCAGCACGGTGATCGCGTCGATCGATCAGGACGTGGTTGGCACGGGCGCACGCGCCGACCAGACCGATTCCGTCGACATGATCACCACGGCAGCGGTCGCGCGCCTGGTCGCGCAAAACCTGCTGCAACGCACCTACTACATCCGCAACACCTACGAGTTTCAGCTTTCGTGGCGTTATTGCTACCTCGAACCGATGGATGTGGTGACGCTGACCGATGCCAACACCGGCCTGTACCTGACGCCTGTGCGCATCACCGAAATCAGCGAAGACGAACACGGGCTGCTGTCGATCGTCGCCGAAGAGTTCCCCGATGGCGTCAGTCATGGCGGTATCTATGCGACGCAGGCCAATGCCGGCGCGACGGTGGACACGAACGCCGACCCCGGCGCGATCGACGGCCCCTACCTGTTCCGTGGCCCCGGCTTCCTCGTCTCCAACAACCAGCCGGAGATCTGGTGTGCGCTGTCCGGCAACGACCCGATGTGGGCCGGCTGTGACGTCTACCTGAGCCACGACGGCACCAGCTATACCTATCTGGCGACCCATAGCCGGCGAGCGGCCTACGGGGCGCTGACGAACGCGCTGCCATCGGTAGCCGACCCTGACACCACCAGCGCGCCGAACGTCGTCCTGAACGGCCCGGCGCAGCTTCTGGGTGGCACGACGGCCGATGCCGACCAGTTCATCACGCTGGCGATGGTCGATCAGGAAATCATCGCGTACCAGACGGCCACGCTGGCCGGCGGCCCGAGCTACACGCTGGGGTATCTGCGCCGCGGCGGTTACGGCTCGGCGATTGCGGCCCATGCGACCAATGCCCCGTTCGTGCGCCTCGATGAAAACATTCTGCGAATCCCGGTCGACCCGTCGCAGATCGGCCAGACGGTCTACCTCAAGTTCGTCAGTTTCAACGTGTTCGGAAAGGGTGGCCGCACGCTGGCGAGCGAGACGGCGTACACCTACGTCATCGGCACGAACATCGAGCTTCCGGATGTTCCGCTCACGCCGGTGAGCTTCGCCGCGACCGGTGTCGCCGATGGCGTCTCGCTGACCTGGACGAACCCGAACCCTGCCGCCGTAGGCTGCACGTCGATCGAATACGCCACGGCCAGCGGCGGACCTTGGACAGTGCTGGCGCAAGAAGGTCCGACGACAACCAGCTTTTCGCATCACTTCACCAATGGCGCGACGTACTACTACCGCGCCCGCTCGCGTGGCCCCCTCGTTGCCGCTGGCTTCTCAGCCTATACGGCGACAGTCAGCAATACGGGTACGAACGTCGGCGCGATCAGCACGACGGCCAACACCGCCAATACCACCGCAAACACAGCGCAGTCCGTAGCGCTGCAGGTTCCCATCGTCAACCCCAACTTCGACGCCACACCGGCAGGCTATGGTTGGGTCGCGGACTCCGGTAGCGGCTGGGTGACGGACATGACCGGCATCACGCCTGGAGGGCAGCCAGGTTGCGCCAAGCACGTCGGTGGTAGCGGCGCGGCAGCGGGTTCATACCGCAACATTGGGCGCGCACCGTGCCAGCCCGGACAGGTCGTGAAGTTTCAGGCGCTGATCCAAGCTATCGCCGCGAATGGCTACTGCACGCCGACGATCAGCTTCCAAAACATATCAGGGACGGAAATTACCTCTGCCGCCGGCAACATATTGGTAACCGGCACGACGACGGTTGGCTCATTCGCCACAGCGAGCGCCCCCGCAGGCACGGTATGCGTCGTCATGCAGCTCACCGTGTCGGGGCATACGTCTGGCACCTACCTGTGCGACAACACTGCCACCAACATGCAACCGTCGAGCATTGACGAAGTGCCCGACGGCACGACGAATGCCCGCACGCTGGCGACGCGAGTCAACGCCGGCAATCCATTGATCGATTTTTCAGCGAGCTACCACCTCAACAAGAACCTCTCGAACATTGCGGATGCTGGAGGGAGGTATGCCAGCGTCTATACACCGGCGTTGCAAACGGCGCCAGGTGCGAATCAGATCCGCAACCCGACTGCGCGAATGTCGAACGCCTACTGGTCGGCGGCCGTAGCCACCCAAGGCAATACCGCATCGGATGGCTATTACTGGGCCATGCCGGTCACCACCGTGGCGACAACGTCTATCCAGGTTGGCGAGAATCATGCGATCCCAGCCGGCACAGTGCTCACCATCGCGGCGGACATGTATGCAGGCGGCCTCACATCCGGCACATTTGCCGCAGATATCGAGTTCCTCAATTCAAGTCTAGGTGTAATCGCTACTTCGCAAGCAGCCATTCCAGCAGTGGCAGGGGCCGGCTGGACGCGCTATTCAGCTACGACCCCGGCCGCGCCTGCCGGAACGGCTTATTTCCATGCGCGTTTCTATCTTGCATCGGCAATCAGCTCGAACTGCTCCATCCGACTTATCAAGGTCCAGCTGGGGTCAGTGGCTACGCCGTATAGCGACGAAGCCACCGCAAATACGATCGATCTAGCCGACACAAATCACGTCAACAAGAACCTAGATAACCTCGCAGATGGTGGCACCTATGGTCGCCCCCTCGGAATCCGTCTTAACGCTGGCAACCCGCTGATCGACTTCAGTGCCGGCTACCACCTAAACAAAAATCTAGACAACGTTGCTGACGGCACCACTTACGGGCGTACGAATACCACAGCACTCACCGGCGGCAACGTCGATCTGTCGAAAGCGGGCGTAACCAACAAGACGTTGGATAACATTGCCGACACCGCCAGTTTCGGTCGCCTATCCATCGCCGACTTCACGGCGGGAAATCGACTTGGTCTTCGGGTAGCGGGTAGCGGCCATCGCGTCGGCGACCAGCGCAACCTACTGCCGATTCTTTCGGCAGGCGCGCAGGCGGTATGGCAAAGCCTCACGATCAGCTACACGTCCGCAGCGGGCACGCCAGCGACAGCTACTATCAGCGTGAGCGCGGCCAACATTCTCGGTCTGATCGACTCGGGCTCAACCGTGGCATACAACGCAAGCAGCGCCGGCGTGACGGGCACGGGCGGCACGGCACCGACGTATTACCTCTACTACATCGACGCAGGCTATGCGGGAGGAACGCAGACCTTGCATGCAACGACCGTCGGCAATGACCTACGCCAGCAGCTCGGCATCGTCTACATCGGGACTGTGACAGTGTCGTTCCCCACGTCGGGAACGGGCGGTGGTGGCGGCGGCGGCGGATTGTGCGTCTGCGATGACATGTTCATCGATCACGACACGATGGCTGGCGAGGCGTGCATTGGTCACCTGTTCGACTGTCTCGACTTGCCAACTCAAGGCATGCGCAAGTTCCGGCGTCGATTGCTGGCCGTGGAGCGCGATACGGTCGAGTGCCTACGCCTGACGACGGATGCCGGCGCGATCTGGGAAGGCAGCCTCGCGACACCGTTTGACCTATTCGACGGTCGGATGATCCTCGCGCCAGACATGCTGGGCGAACAGGTCGTTACAGACAAAGGCGTCGAAGTCGTTGTCCGTGTTGATCCGATCGGTCCGCAGCCTGTCTCGCATATACATCTGGGCGGATGCAGCTATGCAGCCGGCTCCGATCCGTCGCACCGCGTCTACTCGCACAACGCGCTCAAGCCCTGAGAGGCATTCCATGTCCTACACCCTAGTTAACCCGCCCACCGTGCCAGTAGCTGCCGCAGAGGCGCAAGTCACCCTCGATACCGGTCAGACCGTGCTAATCGCGGCGTCCAACTGCCGCGTGGTCGGCAATTGCCTCTGCGTGCGCGCGGATGCGCGATGCGTCGATGCCCAAGGCGTGACACTCAACGACGGCAACGGACACGCCATTGTGTCCACGGCGCACGGTAATTTTGCGCCGGAAATCGTCGATGCCATCGGAGTACCAGCGCTGACCAAGGACATTACCCTGTTGGCGATCGGCGAGCCGGTGACCGCGACTCTCAATGGAGTACCCGTTGTGACGCAAGACCCCAGCGTGTTGGCGTCGTATTCCATCCGCGCGGCCATCGCTGCCGGCGCCCATTCGGGGCCAGTCACTGATCTGGGAGCACTGCTGTGAAGATCACCATCCAACCCACGCACCTGGGCCAGCTTGCCGCTGGCGAGTCCGCCGTTACCGTCAATTGCCATGATAACGATGGCGCGGAGATCGTGCTGTTCAACGCGATCTATGACGGCACCAAGCTGACCGCGATCAACGGGACGCGCAAGCTGCCGGAGGATTCGGTGGCGGAAGGTACGATCGAGGCGGCCGCCGAAACGCTAGCCGCAAGGTTCGAGGTGCCGGCATGAAGCGCCTCTTCCTAATCTTGGTGCTGCCGATCCTGATGCTCGGCTTGCTGCTGACGCTGGGCCAGTACCTCGTGTTCATCCTTGCCAACCCCGACAAGGCGTTCGCAATTGCCCGAGCGATCGATATCACGACGAACACCGGGTTCAACGGTAAGCCCGATACCACGATCAGCGCTCGCACAGCGCGCGCACGAAACGCCGGCAAGACATGGGGCTGCGTGTTGTGCAAGTTCTACGCGTTGTTCCAGGCGGATCATTGCGATCTCGCATTGAAGGATGCTGACCCCTCTGAGCCTATCGCCAGGTAGTTCCTGTGACCATTCGAAACCCAGTCCTATACCGCAATAGCCAGCGCCGCCGCGATACGGCATGGCTCGGCCACCTCGATGCTTTGGCTGAACAACAAAGGGCAGCGCAAGTGCTTGCTGATCGCCGCATTTATCGGGCGAAGCATCCGAAGAAAAAGCAGCCTCGCCACGTTCGAATCTCGGTTCAATTCCCAAAATCATCGTCGTAGTCGCCAGCGAGAATTGCGTGTAAAACCCACCCCGCAACCCGCATTCTTGCGTCGAAACGTGGTCGATTCCGTGTAAATAGATTCGCAGCAACACCATGATTTAACAGCATCGTTTACTTGACTGTTAATCAGGGGGTCGCTGGTTCGAGTCCAGCTTCGGGCGCCACGTTTGATGAAAAAAGCCGGCACATTGCCGGCTTTTTGCTTTTTCGCGGCGATGGCGTCCGGTCAGTTCATTTGCGAGCAGTTTGCGATCTGATTTTTGCTGGCCGGAGCGCCGCGGACGCGGCCGGAGTTGGAGACCACCACGCTGAGCGCATGCTGCGGGCTGGCGGGCTGGCAGAACAGCAAGGTGATGTTGCTGCCGCTGGCGCTGCCGTCGGGTTGGAAACGCACCACATGCCTGCCCGTGCTGCTGCTTATGATCAGCTTGCCGTGGTAGCTGTGGCCGAGGCTGACATAAAGCGGCCTGTTGTCGGGCTGGTTGTCGCCGTTGGCATCGTGGCCGAGCAGCCATCCGCTGTCCCAGCGCGTATCTCCATGGCAGCGGTTGCCGTCGCGGGTCGGGCAGAACAAGGTGCGCCTGCCGCTGACGATGGCGGTTTCGCGAGCGTGTCGAAGTGCCGCCATGAAGTCGGTTTGCGCGACCTGCAACTGGTTCCGGACCAGCAGCTTCCGCATGGAGGGTATGGCCATGCCGGTGAGAGCTGCGACGATGGCGAGTACCATGATCTGTTCGATCAGGCTCGCGCCACGCTGCCGGCGAGAAAACCTGAAGTTCCGAAGGGCTGTCACGGCGTCGCGTCCTGCGTTGTCCGGGACGCTCATGCTAGGACGCCGGTACCGGCCGGCCAGTAGCCCGAACGCGGTGTATGGGTCGGTTTCTGCTGACGCATCCTGTCAGCAGGCCCGATTTAAAATGCACTACCGCGCCCACATCTGTAGCCGATGACTGACCGCTTCCAACTCGTCGCACCTTATCAACCCGCGGGCGATCAGCCGCAGGCGATCCGGAGTCTTTCCGCCGGCTTCGAGGCGGGCCTGGCCGCGCAGACCCTGCTTGGCGTCACCGGCTCGGGCAAGACCTACACGATCGCCAACGTGATCGAGAAGGTGCAGCGGCCGACCATCGTGATGGCGCCGAACAAGACGCTGGCGGCGCAGCTGTACGGCGAGTTCAGGGAATTCTTTCCGCACAACGCGGTGGAGTACTTCGTCAGCTATTACGATTACTACCAGCCGGAAGCCTACGTGGTGGCGTCGGAC